TTCACTATCCAATCCTACATAAACTGTTGTCCAGAAATCTTCTGGAATAAACTTATGTCTTTCTGGATTATAAGTAGGGCGAACCTTGCAAGCATAAGCAAGATAACCCTCTGGTGTAGAGTGTTGCATATCCTTTCGGAAATCTGCATATTGGATTATGCCGTGTCCTTTTGAGGACTTTACATATTTGCCTTCTAAGGCTTCTGAGATTAGCATATTTGCTACCTTCTTTCTTTTTTGTTATTTGTTAATTTTATCATAGACCACTGACATTAGAGGCAGTGGATACATCCGCACTTAGGCGGGTTAGCAGAGAATAGGATTTTAAGTAAGGCTATACGCTGAGGCGTAGATAAACCATAAGATGATTTACATCCACCATTATTAAAATCGTGGATAATACGATTTTCTAATTGAGCAGAGATACCCAATACTTTACCAATATTTACATTTTCTAGTGTAGTCATTTTGACCACCTTTCTTTTTTAACTGTTTAACTATCGCTAGTTTAACATACTTTTTCGCTACTATCAAGTATACTGACTAGTAGTCTCAACCTTTGAGACGCTTAGCGGTGTGATATAAGCCACACGCTTTATAGCATTATTTAATTATATAACTGGAAGTTTATCACACTTTAACGGAAAAATCAAGCGACACGCCGTATATTTTAGGTGAACTTAAGGTTAATTATAATCCACAGACTGTGGAAAAAGCTGTGGATAACTTTTTTGTCGGCAAATTTTGTTAAACTTTCAACTAATAAAGATAAGCCTTTTAAAGAGATTGCTCAGCTCTCGTTTTTTTAATTATGGTTTACAGTTTTAAAACACTCATCCCAAAATCTGTCAGAGTCAAAACGTTCATTATCTGCTGCAAACATTTCAATGAAATCATTTACAATGTCTTCAAAAACTTCGAGTTTCATTTCTGATCCGTATGAATTTAAAATTTCTGCGGTTGCAACATAATCTTTACGTGTCATCATTTTTTATTTGTGTCCTTTTCGTTTAGGTTCTTTGTATTATAACATAAGTTATAATGGTGAGCCAGTTTAGCGACTTGGCTCAGGTCGTTTATTATTTTAGAACTTTACAGAAGTGTAACGATCTTCGCCATCAACATCGAGCAGCAAGGTTGTTGTTCGTGCATTGACTGGAATAATTTCCTTGATCTTTCCTGTAACCTTGCTTGATGAGGTTGTGAAGAGATCTCCTACTTGGTACATTGGCTTTGCCATATTCTTTTCCTTCTTTCTGTTGGTTGTTATAGTTGTTAGTATATCATTGACCACTGACATTAGAGCACCTCGTCAGGGTCAAAATCTGGTGTATCTAGAAACTCAAACTCATCTGAGTTTTCTTCTTCCCATATGTCGTTTTGTTCCTGCATAAAATCAGCGGGATTGAGTGTATTGGTACGCTCCCAAGAGTATGTGTATGACATTATATATATTTCCTATTCTTTTATTTATTTAATTAGTGTTGAGTAAAGTCTTTATGACATCCTACATATGCACACTTATAGTGTTGTAATCTATGTATGGTGTATGTGTATTTGCCTACACTTGTTACCTTATGGCTTTTAGCCTGTGCCATAGTTGGCACTATTGCTAGTGCTACGCTAAGTGCGATTATCTTAGTTTTCATCTGTACCCCAAGTCTTTACATCTTTGTACATAGCGTACACCATAGGCACGGCTACTGTCAAGCCAATAAGCATTAAGACACGAATTATATATGTGAGAATAATCATATTATTTAGACCACGCTTTCTTTAGAGAGGCATAGCGTGAGGCTATTAAGTAAGCCTTATCACTAGGGCTAGTGCTGTATTCGTCAGCATTAGGGTATTTAGCATTAAGGCGAACAGCCTGTGCAATAGATAGAGCAGGGCGGGGAGTAGGGGCATAGCCACCAGCCTCTAAGCCAAAATCTTTAGCAATATCCATACGGATTTCATTATAGTATTCGTTATATGTAGTCATTAGTTAGACTCACTTTCTTTTAATTCAGATAGACTTTCTATCTTCTTTCCTTGCCTGATTATTTGCTCTGTTAGGAGGCTCACAGGATTTATATTTAATTGTTATGACTGGAAGTCTAGCATACTATTTGGCGAAAGTCAAGGCGACACGCCGTGTAAATCAAAACTTTTTTTATTTATTTATTCTATATTTAATTGTTATAGTAGAATACTAGCATACTATTTTGGAAATTTCAAGTCGCAAAACGGACATATCAGACAATTTGCGTGTGATTTACACCACATTTATGAAGAAATATGTGCACAAAACGGACATTATGGGCACACTACTTTTTTTTAAAATCGTTTCAAAATTGTGTATCATACAAAATAAACACCCATTAACATTTTGATCAAAAGTGATTTATATGTGATTCAGATCACATTTATGAAATATTTGGCGGGAAGTGGTAGAATGTCATTAGACAATAGAAAGTAATGGTCATGGATAAGAATATACATATTTTTAACAATTTTTTAAGCAAAGATGATCTTGGGCTTGCTATGAATTTAATAAAATCAGCAAATTTTGAATCAAGAAGAGAAACTACCCCATATGATCAAAATCTTTTAGCTTCAGATACTATGCCTGATGAACTTTCTCAACTTTTAAATAAAAGATATGCAGAAAAATATGAAGAAATTCAATCTTTTTACGATTTTAAAATAATGAAGCCTAAAAAATACCATTATCATGTAGTTCATAGAAATTCTGCAGAATCAAATCCAATAATGGGACTTCATCATGACACATATTCAGATTCTGGATACGCAGTTTCTGCTGTAGTTTACTATAATGATGATTTTGAGGGAGGAGAAATACATTTCCCTAATCAAAATTTTACATATTCACCAAAAGCGGGGGATTTGATAGTATTTTTACCTACGGAAGAGTATGCTCATGAGGTTTTACCAGTAACAAGCGGTGTTAGATATGCTGGACCCTTTTGGTTCAGACATTCTTTAGTTTAATTTTTAAAAAGACTAACAATAAAAGAATAAACACCTAAAATTAAAAATTTAATTTTGCGGGGAAACCATAAAAAAGGATTTTCTATATTATCATCCCATAGTTGAACAAAGGATGGATTACGAAATTCTTTTCCCCAAAGACCTTTAACCATTATTTACTCCTTTTTACTGCTTAAGATAAGTATATCACTAAAACTGTATTACTAGATAGTTTCATTTGTCATATCTTCAGATAAAATATCTTCGTCTTCAAAAATAAATGACGGGGCGGGAGCTAGAATCTGTCCAGATTCATGCAATTCAAATAATCCCTTAGCATCAGCACCTAGCTTATCAGCTATAATGGACAACATATCATAATTACGTTGTTCTTGTATAAATATAGCTCCTAATAACTCTCTTATATTATTTATAGCGTCAGTATACTCTCCAATTTGATTTATATCACTTAGATTTGCCATCTATCTCTCCTATAATCTCTTGTGTAAGATAATCCCATTTTTTGGCTTCCATCCCCGCCGAATTATTTATCATCAAATCTCCATTTTTGGCCGTTTCTACATGAAGCCATTTTATGGGAGCATCTAAATCAATTTTTCCTGCAAATATGTGATCTAAACCACTTTTTATATGGATCAACATTGCAAATTGGTCGTGCTCCTCATTTTCGGGCTCAATGTAAGCTCGTTCAATGTGTATTTTCGCCATTTGCCTCTGTTGTTCCAAGTAGCGGATAATCTTTGTCCATCATAATATTAAAATCCTCTGATCCAATCCAGAATATATTTTTCTGTACCCGCCATGAAAAGTTTATGCCATTCATAAGAGCGTATTCTATTGCCCATGATAGCACTTCTGAATCCAATTTGCGACCTGCTTCAATAAGTTTCATATATTCTATACCATTTACCGTTCTTGTTGTAAAAATAGCATTTGAACGATTTGGCTTAAATGATTCTGGCATATTGGGATTTGTCAGCCAATCGCATTTAAATATCTGACATGGGTTTACAGGGCGATTTTCATATGCCCCGCAACCTTTACCTAATTCTACAAAAATACAAGGACTTAAGGTTTCATCGTCCTTCATTCCCATAAATGATTCTCCAGCATTATTCTGAAGCTTTATATCCGCCCTTAAATGGCCTTCACAGCACTTTGTACAGTTTTCACAACTACGGCCTTCAACTATGGGCAAAAAATCCATTTAAAGCGATCCTCCTGATTTTTTGGACTCATTTTTTGCGGACTCAATTTCTTTTAAAATCTTATGATAAAAAGCTATTCCAGGAAACATCTTGTATCCACATGCTAGGCAATTCAAACTTATTTGTCCATCATTTTCAAGCTTATGGATTAAATCAAAAATTGCTGGTTTATACTCTTCATGATGAGGACAGGCAGGGAATTTTAGTTTCCCCGCCTGTGCTAAATTGTAGTATTCTGAAAAGACTTGAATTCGCATTATGCTATCGCTATATTCGCCTTATTAAAAACAGAATTTACATATTCTTGAACTGTTGGATTTCCTGGAACACGAAGATTCCATGTTTTTGGATTCCCAGCCCTTGATGGCAATAGATGTGCTGCTACTGCTTTTGTCCAGCTATGGTACTTTTGATAAGAATGTTGAAGTTCATCAATTATTCTTTGATCTTGTACCCATTCTGGAGCATCACATGCACTTTTATAGCCCATGTAGTTATTCCATGTATCAGACATGTATTGGTATGCACCACATGCACTGCTAGAATAAGACTTGCGATAATATGCAGTCGCTCCTCCAGTTTCCTGGGACTTGATTGCATTTGCTAGTCTTGAGATTATTACCCTGCTGTCTACTCTTGATTTTAAATTTAGCTTTACGCTATATGCGGGCATTAAAAAAGTGTTTCTAGAAGACAAATCATTAATTAAATAAAGAGATCTTGCTTTTACTTTATTATTAATATTATTTATATCTATATTTATAATATCTTTTATATTAACTAAATTATTAAATTTATTAATATATAATATATTTTTATTATACACTATCATTTCCTTCATTTGAGCGTGTGCTGAAGAATCAACTCCAAAAAGCAATGTGAGAATACTCACACATATGCTTAACCACACTGTCCTTATCCTTGCTTTGTTCTCATTGTTCATTTTGAACCTCCTGGGGTAAAGAGTAGTATCTACAATCATAGCATGCTATAATGAGAAAAACAAGTTGGAGCGTAGATCTTTTTATGAGAATTTCTTTTACAGGTAATGCTATGCGTTACATGGATCATAACACAGGATATGGTCAAGCATCTGAAATGATATATAAAACTTTTAAAAAGATGGGTATTGATTGTGGATTTGAAATTAAAAATCCAGATATTGAAATTTGTTTTTCCAGTCCCGAAACTCATTATTGGTTAAATAAAAATTCATATAAAATTGCTTACACTGCATGGGAATCAACAGATCTTACTGATGAAGCAAAAGAATTAATGTCAGAAGCTGACGAAATTTGGGGAACATCCCCTTGGGTAAAAAATGTATTTGAACATATATTTCCTAATAAACCAGTATTTTATTATAAACATGGTATTGATGAAAGATTCAAACCAACTTTAAGAAAAGAAGCTAATAAACCATTTACATTTTTTCATATAGGAGAACCATCATCTAGAAAAGATGGACAAATGCTAGTAGAAGCATTTATAGAATTATTTGGTGATAACGAAGATTACAGATTAGTTATGAAGTGTTCTGGAATGAATACTATAAAAGTAAAAGATAGATGGGGTTACACTTCTTCTCCCTCCGCACTTTATAAAAACATAGTAGATATCACTAGTTTTTTAACTAACGAACAGATTGTTGGACTGTATGGATTATGCGATGTATTTGTATACCCAAGTTGGGGGGAAGGCTTTGGTCTTCAACCATTGGAGGCTTTAGCTATGGGTATGCCAGTTATAAGTACTGATGGTTGGGCTGATTATAAAAAATATATTACGTTTCCAATTGAATCAGAGTTATCAACAAACCCTTGGCAAAAAATACATCCTGGATTTATGATGAAACCAATTAAAGAAAGTTTAAAAAAGCAAATGATAAATGCTGTAGAAAATTACAACACTGTGATTAGAGACACATTTAGGAATTCATTTTTAATACACGAAGAATATGACTGGGTAGAAGTTACAAAGCCAGTTATTTTAAGACTCGAAGAGATTTACAAAAAAAATAACAAATCTTGATTTTATAGCAGTCCTCATGATACACTTAGGATCTATTTAATTTTGCAAAAAGAAAAGGAAACCAAATGTCTACATTTATTGAAAACCCATATGAGAATTTTATTGCTCTTTCACGCTACGCACGTTGGCTAGAAAATGAAAATCGTCGTGAAACATGGGGTGAAACTGTAGATCGTTACTTTAACTTTATGGTTAATCAGCTTGAATCAAAACACAATTATAAACCAGATGAAAAGCTTGTAGCAGAATTGCGTGATGCTGTATTTAATAGAGATGTTATGCCATCAATGCGTTCTGTCATGACTGCAGGACCAGCATTAGAAAGAGAAAATGTTTCTGGATATAATTGTGCATTCTTGCCAGTAGATAATGCTCGTTCATTTGATGAAGCAATGTATATTCTTATGTGTGGAACTGGTGTTGGGTTCTCTGTCGAATATAAATACATAAATAAACTTCCTTCTCTTCCCGAAACTCTTGAAAAATCATCAACAACAGTTATAGTTGGAGATTCAAAAGAAGGATGGGCAAAAGCTTATCGTGAGTTGTTAAGTTTGCTATGGGCAGGTCAGATACCTCAAATTGATATTAGCAAAGTTAGACCTTCGGGAGCACGTCTTAAAACAATGGGGGGCAGATCTTCAGGACCACAACCATTGGTAAATCTTTTTGATTTTACAATTCAAGTATTTAAGGGTGCCCTTGGTCGTCAACTAAAACCAATTGAATGCCATGACATCATGTGTAAGATTGGTGAAGTTGTTGTTGTTGGTGGTGTTCGTCGCTCGGCTATGATTTCACTCTCAAATATTAATGATATTGAAATGGCACAAGCAAAAGCAGGAAATTGGTGGGAAAAAAATTCTCAACGTGCATTATCTAATAACTCTGTAGCATATTCTCGCAAACCAGAAATGCAACAATTTATTGCTGAATGGAAATCTCTTTATGATTCAAAATCTGGAGAGCGTGGTATATATAACGTAGCAGCTGCTCAAAAGCAAGCAGCCAAATATGGTCGTAGAAGTGCAGATATACATTATGGAACTAATCCATGTTCAGAAATTATTCTTCGTCCATATCAATTTTGTAACTTGTCTGAAGTTGTTTTAAGAGAAAATGATACTCCAGAAACAGTAGCTAAAAAAGTAAGACTTGCTTCTATTCTTGGAACTTGGCAATCAACACTTACAGATTTTAAATATATTCGTAAAATTTGGAAAGACAATACTGAAGAGGAAAGACTTCTTGGAGTTTCTCTAACTGGTCAATTTGGAAATAAATTCTTTTCTGGTCAAGATGGAATGAAAAAGTTAGCAGATTCTTTAGATAGACTTCGTGAGTATGCTGTTGAAATTAATATTGAAGAAGCAGGGAAAATTGGGATTCCCGCTTCCGCTGCAGTAACTTGTGTAAAGCCATCTGGCACAGTTTCCCAATTGGTCGGGGTGAGTTCTGGAATGCATCCATGGCATTCTGATTATTATATTAGAACAGTTCGTGGAGATAAAAAAGATCCACTTACTCAATTCTTAAAAGATTCTGG